AAGCCCGGAGGCATCTGACCAGGACCCCAAATGCCTAGCGGTGGCTGATAGCCAGGGGCACCGGGCACGTTTGCAATGGGTGGACTCGGCATCGGGACATTGCCACCACCCCAGATACCCAGGGGCGGCTGAGGCGGCTCAGGACTACCACCACCAGTCAACGGCGTAATGATTGCAAGAAATGGCTGCTGCATCACCAGTCTCCTAAGCTGGGGGTTCACCGCGCGCGTCTGCCAAAGACCTCTTCAAACGCTCTGGACGCTGCCTCGCGCATGTTGGCAGGTGGCTTGGGCTGTGCAGCCTTGGCCGTACCAGGCCGTTGACCACCAGCTGCAGCCGGCCTACGAGACGCTGTCTGCTGCCTACGAGCCTTGGCCAGCTGGTACGCCTCCACTGGGGTAACTGCCCCTCCTTTCTCCTGACTAATCTTCACCACCTCATCACTGTACTCCATGAAGTCAGGATACGCCTCCTGTGCCTGGTTAATCTGCTGCTCCAGCTTAAGCTTCAAGATCTCATACCCGACCTGGTTCCTGGTCTGCTGGTCACCCTGCCTGACCTCCTTAATGACCATCTGGACAATGTCCTTCGTGGTCATCTCTTCCCAGGCAGGCTGCGGCTGTGGAGGCTGGGGTACCTGCTGTGGCGCTGGCTCAGGCCTAGACTTCAGTGCCTCCTCAAAGGCATCTGCCCTGGCCGTAGCCCTAGCCAGCTCAACATCATGCTCAGTAAGGGCAGCAGCCTCAGTAGCCTCAGTTGGCGGCGGTGCCTCTACACCTGGCAGCTCCATCTGGCCCTGGTCATTAGGCTGAAACCTCTGCAAGTGCTCTGCAGGAATACTCATCAGGAATCCCTCCCACGTGCAACCTCTGTATGAATGGAGTGCCCACGAACCACCGCCTTGCGTATGCAGCGTAGACCATGTTCAAGCAACTTGCGCATCTCAGCCGCAGACGTGCCAGGACTCAGATACACCTTGTGGGCACCGTCGTTCCTCCACACAATGCGCACCTCAGGTGTTGTAGGGTCCGACGAGTCCACGTTTGTCACACTCTGCAGCGTACTGCTGTCTGGATTCAATTCTAACATCACCCCTCATAAGCGGATGTACGAACGCTTTAAACGTCGGCTGTACCTGCACACTAGGCAGCCATTGCGATGCAGCACTGCACGTAGGACAGGCTTGCGTTGCAGTATCTGGTGCCACAACTTCAAACACATGCCCGCTGGCGCACTCGAAGTCATACCTGGGCATCAGACTTTAGGTCCAGGCAGCTCACCCATTGCGCCATTATTGGCACCTACACCTGCATCTCCAGCTGGCACCGACGGCATGCCAGGGCTTGCAGCTGCCAGCGGGTTCATCATCGGGTTAGTAATCAAGTCTGCACTGCCAGTCTCAAACGCGCCCAAGTAACGCAGCCGCAGCTTGATTTGGTCAATGAATGGGTCACCACGGAGAGTCACGTACATCTCCTTGGCCTCCTGCTGCTTGACCATCCTGCCCGTTGGCAGCGTACTGTCAGGCACAACACTCACCACATACTTGCCCCTGATCATCTCAATCAGCTCCCAGCCATCTGCCACACCTGCATAAGTAGCCACTGTCTCAGGGTCCCAGCGCACCATCACCATATCATTAAAGGCCGTCACCACCTGCCCAATCAAGTCAGCCACCATATCCCTGCGTTCATCCAACCTCAGCTGGATAGCCTGCTGTACAATGGTAGCCTCTCGAGCCGTGCGCCTGCTGCCCTGTCCGCCTGCAAACTCACCCAACTGGTTCCGCGTAAACCCAATACAGTCCCTGACATCATTAAGCGTGGTGTTGGCAGTGGTGTAAAGGTCTGTGGGTACGCTTGGCTTAAACTCCATCACAGACTCAGCTGGCACGCCCTCGATCTCAACTATGGGCCCGACCTTGCCACTCTCCAGTCTGGACTTCGCCTCATTGTCCAAGACACCTTTACGCGCCAGGAGCTTCGTAATGGACACACGCCGGTGCTCGTGAATCTGGGTCTTCACTTCATTATACTCATCTTGGAGCAGCAGGATGAGCTCAGCGTCTGACACTGGAATAGGATTGCGCGGGCACCAGTTAAAGTCTAGGACGTAGAATGGCCAGACTTCGATCGGCTTACCCTCAGTGGAGAAGTCGGGCCCCTCCACCGTGAGCACATGCCACTCTCCCGTGTGCTTGTCCCAGACCTCCCAGAATTTGACCGTATCATCCGGATCACCGTCTTCAATATTCTCGACCGCACGCCGCAAGACAGGGTCCCCGCGCAGTTGCTCACGGCTCCTCTCAAAGCGCATGGCACACCAGGCACTGTCCTCGAAGTCACTGACGTTTGCGTCGAAGGCGAAGTCGTCCGGATAAAAGGCTTGGACCCACGGCCTATTGGGAGAAAGGACATTGTGGCGCCTCCAGCTTGGCATCTCCTGCAGGAACCCCGTCGCTGAGTCAGGCTCCATAAACCCGACCTTCATCGGCCCTCGACCATAACAGTACGCCGTGGTAATGGCCTTCTTCAAAGCCTGCTTGAGCTGAGTCTGCACTATCAACTCATCATCCATCCTCTGCATAGTCATCTCAAGCAGCCGAAACTGCTGGTCAGGCACCTTAATATTCACACCCACTACTGGGTTCTTAAAATACAACTGTGGAACCATAGCCCGACCGTAAGAGAAGACCAAGTTGACAGACAGCAGACCCTTGGCAAATATATTGTTGTAGTAGTCTGTGATCTGCTGGTACGTAGTCCGCTTCTCTTGATACAAGCGGTCCCACGCATCAATACGCTTACGCCACTCACTAACGTTCATGCAGTGCGTTTTGCCTTCGCTGTGGCAATGGCGAATGCCTGACCCTTGCGGTCACCCTTGAACTTGGGGTTGCGCTTAAACTTAGTAGAGCTAGCCAGCTTCTCAGCCATGTCTGACGCCTTTGCCCGCTGGTCCGCCGTCAGCTTAGCCATCAGTTACGCCATACCCTATGAGGTGGGGTCCAGACAAAAGGCATAGTAGGAACAGACTGGCCATGATGCAGCTTCTCCAAAATGTACGCCATGTTGAAGGGATCATCCTCAGGCTTGTCCACGACTGGCAGGTCTTTGCGGCCAGGCATCCACACATGAGGCAGGTAGGCCAACGCGTCAATGAGGTCATCATGCTCACCCAACGGGAACTTCAACAGCTCATCCACCAGCTCGACCTGGCGCTTACCCAGATAAACCTTGCGCTGGCTGAACAAGGGCTGGAGACTGGACCTGATCCTCATCTCCTTCGTAACATGTGTATTAGGCTGGAGTTCCTGGATGTAGAACCACTTCTTACGATCCTGCTGTGCACGTTCGAACATATACTTCAACGCCTTGCCAAAGCTGACCGTCTCGATCCCGACTACCAGTGGATTGTACAGCTGCACTAGGTCCATGACGCGCTGTATCATGGTGTCAGGAGCCATACGAGCCCGCTCAGCAAGCTCAACATACACATCGTAACGGCTGTCAACATAAGCCACAATAATGCCCGTGTAGTCGCCATGGCGCTGAGTGCTAACTGCAGGGTCAACCAACATGAACGCGTTGCACCTCTGGTAGTCTGGCTTCTGTGGCAAGTCCTCAATATACTGCAGCCATGACGACATTATGACTTGTCGCTCTGGGTCACTCGGCTGGTTCTCGTATTGGGCACTGAAGATAAAGGTGCCTTGCCTTGCCCTGAGGTCCGCGAGCGTCTGGAGGTCGAACTCTTCTGGGAACTCAGGCTGGCCATCTTCTTTAACACAGCCGCGCTTAAGGACTTTGAACGAGGGCTCGTTGTCCATAATATGACTATACACATCGTAGAAGGCCCAACGCGTTCCCTGTACATGCTCCCTGTCCCTGCCTGGATGCACAAGTAGGCTGGCGCTATACTTATGCCAGTCGACCACCTTCTGCATCTGTTCCCTGCTCAGCAGGTGGTCCTCATTTACAAGGTCATCCTTAATAATACACCTAAAGTGCCGTCCCACAGCTGTCCCACCCACGCCAATAGCCTCGACACTGGACTCTTTGACATCATTAGAGCGCGGCACGCATATCTCGTACTCAGTCCACTTATCCTGTGGCCTTGGTATGAGGTCTGGGAAGAGCCAACGCAGCATATTATTGGACTCAATGTGGTGCTTGATGACACGCAGGAACTTCTGTGCATTGGTAATTGTGGCGTTGGCTATAAGTATTGTGTCATTGGGGTCGTTAATCAGTCTCCAGATCGGATACCCCTCGGCGCCAATCGTAGTTTTGTAGAAACCACGTGGAACCAGTGTCAGGGTCTTTGGAAAACTCCGCTGCTGCAGGTGGTCGCACATCTCCTTGTGTAGAGGGCTCACCAACTTGTTGCGGCCCAGCACTGCCTTCACCAGAAAGTACAGGCTTTCTCTGCACATTTCCTGCATCCAGGACCGTAACTGGTCTTGTTCCGAGCTCCCTAGCGACGCCAAGGATGACATTCATCTGCTCCGACTCAATTCTAACCTGAAATTGGTTAACCTGCTCCTTCCTAACACCAAAACCAGCGCGGTCCAGCACATCTTGCGCCGCATTCAGGCGCACTCTGGCTGGGTTCGGCGGCTTCATCATCTCATCCACAGTGTCAACCGCGTGCACACTGAGGGCTGCCAGCCTGTCCCTAACCTCATTTGCCGCATTTTCGCAGGCTTTGGCCCACATTTTCTTGAACTTCTCACTGTTTTGCAGCTGCAGGACATGCGGATACGACGTTTGCATCATGTCTGCAATCTGTCGATTACTCAAACCACGAGACTTTAGGTCCATCAAGTGCAGCAACTTGCTGCTAACCCGCACACGTTCCAGGTCTGTGCCAGGCAAAGGCGACAGTTCACTCATGTCTGCCCCATGTTGGCAGTGCTTAAAAGCACTATCCCGTCACTTGGGCTTGACATACGTCCTGGCTACTCTCTTAGCCTTGCGCACACTCATGGTGCGTTTTACAGCCCTTGGTGTATTATACTGACGCTTCCTACTGGCAAACCTGTGTCTAGCAGCCATATCTTCAATCCTTTGGGCAAAGAATTACAACTTTTGCAGGCACAGCCACGTTCGAGTACGTGTCCCGCATCCACATACGCTCCTGCGGACTGCCAGCCACACAATATGCACGTGCTAGAAGGCCGAGGTCATGGCCTCTAGTAGTCCACAAAAGCATGTCTGCAGCCTCCCTGGCTAGTGGATAACTAGCTGACGTCGCACCAAGGCCTGCCGTACAGCCGCTAACGCTCGGCATGAGAAGAAGGCTCATTACGATAAGCCTCACGGAGCTTGTCATTCTCAGCTTTCAACATGGCAATCTGGAACATCAGCTGCATCATAAGGCTACCTACATCTTGCCTTAGGTACTCTTCAGCTGTCATAGACTAGTACCCGGCCACCTGGACGCCAAACCAGCAATCCGTGATCGTGCCGTCGTGGAAGTAGGTCTTCACGTCGAAGACAGTTCCGCTCACGATGCTGAAGGTCGCCATCACCGCCGCAGACGGGTGCGTGGGCGTGATGGATGGATATATATTAGTAAGCGCACTCACCAGTGTAAGCCGGTACGAGCCCGGGGCCAGCCGCGATCCACCGGCGAAGCCGAAGCCATTCGCTACCGAGCCATCCCCGCCATTGACCGTCCCCGTGGCGCGCACGGCATGTTTACTAATAAAGGTGCCAATGACTGTCAGGTTCCCACTCACTGTGGTCGGCGCATTCCCACCCAGGTACACCGTGTTATCTGCGCCAGCACCGACGGCGATAGCCTGAATGCCGCCGACACTGGAGGTTATCCATACGCCCCTAGTCCAGTAAGGCGTCCCAGTAATCGTCAGGTCACCACTCACCCGTGTGGGCTTGGGAATCTCAACCGTAGCCGCGCCCTGCCCGAGCCACAGCGCATTATCTGTATCAATAGTAATGCCGGTCGTCCCACTCCACCGGATGTAGAAGTTCTTCGCCAGATTCAGGTCATTGCTATTGATGGTAATCGGGCCATTGATCGACTGCGAGCCAAAGATCCCAACGTCGCCCATCGCCGTCAGGTTCTGCACCGTGATGGACGTGTTCCACGCGGTGGCGTAGTCTGCTGCTGAGGTCTTGGTCAGGATAGAATTGGTGGCTCCACCAGCTGGTACGCCTACGCCAGGCTGCCCTTGCTGTCCAGCTCCACTGAGCGGCACCCACTGCCCGCCGACCTTGCCCTTGAGGATGGTCATGCGCTCATCACCATGAACGCGAAGTATGTATTGACCGCCACGGACGCCACGGTGAACGTCATCACGTCGAATTGCGTCGCGCTGAACGCATTCGTTGAGCAGATGTGCGCCGCCCCACCCGCTTGATTGGCCACGACGATCGGGTTATTGACAGCGGTCGCGAGGGTAAGACGGTAGTGGCCGGTTGCGATCTGGGCCACCGCCGTGACCCCAAAGTGGTTGTAGAGGCTCGGAGTCGTGGGGTCCACGTAGCCCGCGGCCCGCACCGCGTGTTTGCTGATCAGCGTCCCGGTGAGGGTCGCGTCGCCATTGACCGTCAGCCCAGTGAGGATCGGCGCGGTCGTCCACTGCACCGCATAATCTGTCGCCGACGATTTACTTAGAATAGCGTTCTGCGCCCCACCCACGGGCACGCCGACTGCCGCCCCGCCCACCGGGAGCCACGAGCCGTCCAGCTGCTTGACCTTGAGGACGGGCATGTCAGCCCTCGATCGCCCCCACGATGCCGGCCTGCCCCACGTTCACGGATGAGAACGTCATCGTCCCGTACCAGGTGACGGTGCCCGACACCGTATGGACCCACTCCAGCCAGGTGAGGACATGGCGGCCGAGGCCCGGCGTGCCCCGGTATTGCGCGCGCGGCGAGGCGATGTTGGACGACGCCATCTGCGTGCCCTGGAGCAATTGCGCGCCGTTGACCGTGGTGCTGTCGATGCCAATCCCGACGGCGGCCACAGTGGTGACGGTCATCGAGATGAGCCCATGCACCTCGGCCTCGACCAGCACGTCGGGCATCCCGACCACGTAGTCCAGTTGATTCGCGGCGCGCGCGTTGGCTTGCCGGATTGTGGTGGCGGTGTAGGCCCAGGACGCCGTGGTCTCGGTCGCATTGCGGAGCACGCGACGGACCCGGTTCTGCATGTTCCAGACGAACCGTTTGGCGGCAGAGTCCTCGGTGGTCGTGGCGCCCGTCGTGCGGATCGTGCCCACGTAGCGCCGCGTCGGCGCGCCGGTCTTGACCAGGATGCCGTCTTGCGTGGCGAGCGCATCGGCGCGGGCGGTATTGCTGGTCCACGCCGCCGAGAGTTCGAGCGTCAGCGTGCCCGCGTTGTTCCAGAGAAAGACATCGTAGTTCTTGTCGGTCGTGAGGCCCGACAGGACGAGACTGCGCTCGGTCAGGGCGGCATAGGCCCACGCCGTGCCGGAGTAGAGCGCGACTTGGTTGCCCTGGTACGGCGTGAAGTAGAGCGTGCTCTGCGCCGTGCGATCCGCGGTGGAGACGGGCACGCCGGTCTCCGTCGTCAATCGCCCCTCGCAGATGCTCGCGAGGACCGACCCGGTGCCGCCGCCACTGATCCAGGCGGTGTCGTAGTCCGTGGCCGAGGCCTTGCCCAGGACTTGCCCAGTCGCCCCACCCGTCGGCACCGTGCCCTGCGCGAGGTTCATCCCCTCGTCGGTGTCGAGCCACAACTCGTACGCCGGATCGGGCGGCGTCGCCGGCCCCACGTACACCGGATCGATGGGCACGCCCGGCGCGTCCGTATCCGCCCACAACTCGATGCCCGGATCCGTGGGCGCGTCCGGCCCTTCCCACAACACATCCGTGACCGTACCACCGCCAACATCCTGCCACTCTGCATTGAAGTCAGCAGCGTCCACCTTTGTCAACACCTGGCCAGCGCCGCCACCTGCAGGCATGCCATTCGCGTTTGCAGGTCCTTGTGGTCCCGCAGGTCCAACAGGCCCAGCCGGCCCAACCTCACCTTGAACACCCTGTGTGCCTGGCGGACCACCTGGACCCGTCGGACCCTCTGGTCCCACAGGGCCTTCTGGGCCAGGCCCGCCCACAACAACCCACTGGCCATCAATCTTAGCCTTGAGCGTAGTCACCTATGTAGCCCCCGACACAATCATATGGAAGTTGCCACCCACTGGATTCTCTTCCACATTCGAGATCACCACCAAGAACTGCTGAGAGCTTTCAACCACCACCCGCGCAATAGCATTACCCACACCACTACCATCTAGCTCAATCGTGACAGCCACTGCGTAGCCGCCTGGGTACGCCTGGCTCAGTACAAACCTATACGCATGGTGCTGACCTACCGTACCCGCATCCCAGCCACCCGCAAAGCCATACTGTCCTGCAAAGCCTCCTACCCACCTTGCCCAAGCCCTCACCACATTCACCGCAGCCACCGTACCGCCACCGCCAGACACAGTCAGGCTAGAGATATTGGCACTGTTGATGTTGGCCACGTTCAAATTCGTCGTGCCATTGCCTGTCAGTACACCATTAACAGTCAAGCCATTGTTAGCTGTCACAGGCTGGTGCATTGTCACAGGCTGGTGCATCTGTACCTGCTGCGTCAAGTGCACGCCAGCTGCATTCCCACCAATATTCACCCAATTATCAGCCTGCACAGACGTAGCATAGATATCATCCCACCAGTGCCAGGTGCTCTTGGGCACACTAAGGGGATTGCCGCGCATCTGGCCAGCGGCTGCAAACGCACCAGACACATTCATATTACCCGTCGACTGTACATAAGCTGCAGACAGGCTGCTACCCAAGTTCAGGCTGGCGCTGCCATACATCTCACCATTAACCGTGAGGCCTGCCGTTGTCACAGACACAACATTCAGGACATCTCGCCAGCCAGCCTGGTAGTCCGACGGTCCAAGCTTCACCAACACATTACTTGTAGCCCCACCTGGCGGCAGCCCAGTACCCCACGGCACCGGCCCGCCTTCATCAGTGTCTGCCCACAGCTCATACCGCGTGTCTGCCGGCGCCTCAGGATCCACGTACAGCACATCAGTGACTGCACTGATCAACAACGCGTCCACTTCATCCGTGCTGTAGACGCCCAGGTTATCTCGTGCGTCAGGCGGATTGGTTGCACTGGTGCCGCCATACACAATGTCCAGGGGCAGGCTGATGACCGTGCCGTCCTGCTTGGGAATGAAGCCTACTTCCTTGGCCAGCTCCCGCCGCAGGTCTTCCAGCTGCGTCGTCTGCTGGGCAAGCACAGTGTGCGACAGCGGTTCAGTGTGCCCGTTGGTCGTCGCAGTTAGTTCTTTGTCAAAGCCAGCCGCGGACCACGCCTTGCTGATAAAGATGAGGTTGCCGCAGAGCGTTCCCATGGACCATCGCAGACGACGGTCAAGCGTGCGAGTAACATAGCGACCGAGACTAAGTGATGCGTCTACTGCTGTGTTCAGAAGCTTCGTAAACTGTGCGCCTACGTGTTCGCTCACGAATGGCCTTCTGCTCTAAGTATAATACTTAGTAATTAGTATGTCAACCGTTATCTATAGTTAGTTAGCTAATTAGCTAATTGTTCTATGTGTCTCTCGTTCATGAATTTTGTACAAAAATTGGGAGGTCTCCGCGCGATTACCAGCTACGAGAAGGGGGTGCGTACCCCCATAAGGAGACCATCATGGCAACCGATCTCAACACTCTCGCGAAGCGTCTCGCACAGTACGACAAGATGAAGGCGGCACAGAAGAAGTACAACCAGAAGCGCTGGGCGGAGATGAAAGAAGCCCGTGACATGCGCGACCTCCTCACCAAGTAAAAAAAACTCTCAGCACCTGGCAGGTCTCACCAGCCGTCTAACATAGCACCAACATCGCCCTCCACGCAATGGCGAGGGAAGGAGACTCACATGTCCACGCAACAGACCGCGCAGCAGCTCGACGTCCTCCGCAAGCGCCTGGCACAGTACGACAAGATGAAGTCGTACCAGAAGAACTATAACCGCCGGCGCTGGTCGCAGATGAAGGAGGCACGCGGGCTGCGCGACGTACTGACGCAGCCGCAGCCGCAGTCGTAGTAGTAGCAGAGGGGAGGGAGGCTAGTATGGCTCCCTCCCTTTTTTTATTGCTAAGAGCTATCGAGCGCTACCTGGTATAGTCGGTCAGAACTATATGCCCCTTAATTAACTTCAGATGAAATTATAGTATATCTTACTACATTATCTAATGAAAGATTAATGGCCATACAATATATATCTACTAAACTTAGTCAGCTCCATCGTTCTTCTCTACAAAGAAATCACCAACAGGAGGCTCGTCTGTCAGTTTCTCAGCTTCTTTAGCCCAATCTAATCGGTCGCCATACTTATATCCCAAGCGATCAGGAACATCTACAGCAGGCAACGTGCCCAGCTTTTCAGCAGCAGCGATCTCGTCTTCCTCTGCAATAGCAGCCACACTGTCTGGCACGTGCTTGACATCCAACCTGCCAATCGGCCTCAAGATGATATCACCAGGCTGTGTCACTACCGCGTTGTGGCCTGGATCAATAAAGTGATACTCAGACAGCTGGGCTACTACACCATGGTTGCGTGCGAACTTCGAGGGTATCGACACATATAAGCTTCCCGCTTGTCCCAGCTTAATCACTCGCACAGTCTTTACGGGGCGCAACGGCTGCTCACTCATAGCTCCCAAGCCTCCTCGTCAATATCATCTATCTCAACGTCGTCAACCTCAACACCTACTGCAACAAAGCCGTTCTCCGTCATACTAACATCAAACGCGTTCCACTTCTCGGCTAGCTCGTCTGATATGGGACAGAAATACCTCTTAACCGTACCATCGTCCATCCAGAACACTCGACCGACCATACACACCTCCTGTAGAAGATTGTACTACATGTACATATTGTACTACAACGTACTTGGCAAGTCAAGTGTTCAATACAGCTCACACGCTCTTTGGTCGTAGCTTCCTCAGTTCTGTAAACCTAACTCGAGCTTCACACTTCTGACACCTAGGCCTGCCCAGCCAAGGCCAACACTCGCGCTGACAGTCAACGCACACCCGCCGGACTTGCGGAGGGTCTCCGCTCAGCCGGATCATCAAGCGTCCTTTGCTCTTCGTGTAACCATCATAGCACACTGTACTTAGTAAGTCAAGTGTTCAATGTAGCACTGCAGCTCACATATCACCAACCAAAGGAGCCACACATTGCCCTACGTGTCGATCACGGTCGCAACCATCATCGCAGAGAAGTACGCAGCAGACGGCGTCAAGCACTCGCTGCCGAAGCGCGGTGACGAAGTCCTGCTCTGCACTGGCGCGAAGCTGGTGCTGACGCAGGACAATCGGTACCTCGTGTACGGCTACACGCCGAACGAGACCGATGCCACCAACATCATCCGCTTCGCACAGCACGAGCAGTACACCTACGAGCACCGCGGGGCCTAGCAGCTCACATAACACCCACCTAGGAGACCTACAGTGACCTACCGTAACTGCACGCACATCGACATCACCACCGTCCAGCAGTACCACACGAAGTCCGGCCGCCAGGTACGCATCCTGGAATGCGACAACTGCGGCCGCGTCTTCAAAGAAGTAGACGCTGCCATCCGCAGCAACTTCCCCACAGTGTCCTACTACGCTCACCTGAGCAGCTAACAAAGGAGCCATAGTGAGAGTCTACATCGGAGAGAATGAGTCGGGTGACCTTTGCATCAGTCAGTGGGCTGCAGAGCAGGCGCCCGAGTCCTTCATCTGTCCGCCACAGTCCACCCTAGACGAGCTTGGCTACCAGGAGAAGCCAACCGACGTACCCGAACACGTAGTCCTGGCGTACATCGCTCTTCAGCGGCTCGCGGCAGCAGTCGAGGCTACTCTCTCGTTCTACTACTCAAGGAGGGCACAGTAATGACCGACAAGCACATGGGCATCCGGCCCACCCGCGTCCTACGCACCCTGCGCACGCCTGTGTGGAAGGTACTGCCTGACACGCAGTACACCAGCCTACAGAGGCTAGGCCAGGCACTGCGGAAGGAGGCCAAGACCAAGTAACTAAGTAGGGAATGCCAGGTGCCCGCGGCCTGGCATTCTTACTTTACGGCGCCAACTACACACAAGCCACTTAAAAAATAACTGTTGACTTACCAAACACCTTATAGTAAAATGGGGCATGAGTAAGAAGCCAGCCAACAGAAGGGAGACAACGCCATTGTCCAACACCGTAGCCCTATGTGAGGTATGCCAGCGTATCGTGCCTACGCACAACACCACCGCCACCACCGTAGTATGCTACAACTGTGCCGACGAAATGTACCTAGACTGGGACAACGAACAAGCCGAAGGAGACAACTAAGCCATGCCAACCCTAGATGACATGAAGTGCAAGCAGTGTGACGAGGTGTTCAGCAAAGACGACCTCGTCCTCAATGAGGGCTACTGCTACAACTGCGCAGCAGGCCGTTGCAGCGTGTGCCGAGAGCCCCTCACCGAAGAACAACTCAACAACGAGACCATCGTGTGTGACACCTGCACGCAGAAGCTGGAGGAAGCCGAGGAAGGTGACATCGACCAGCTCACGGAGGAAGAGCGTCGTGCACTGCGGGCCTACCAGAAGCACCAGGCCTACATGGCGGAGTACAACCAGCGTCCACGCGTGAAGGCAGCCCGCGCAGAGCGCAACAAGGCGCGTGCACAGCGCAACAGCCTGATGATCAAGCGACTGAAGGAACAGGGTTACATCCCCAACCGGAACGGTAAGGAGGACAGCCAGTGAACATCGGTGAGACAGAGGAAGAGCTCGAAGTAGAGAAGCCGCACAAGGAGAAGACCTACCCACAGAGAAAGGAAGAGCGTGTTCCAGAACCAGAACCCACGCCGGCCAGTCGCTGAGCCCATAACTGCGTACAGGTTTTGGGTCGTCCGCGCTGAAGACGGTATGCTCTTTAGCCACAACAGCGCTCCCTGGCCGGTGACTGGCATACAAGCCACCTGCACCGTGCACGTACAGACACCAGCCAATGACCACACGTGTGGCATCTATGCAGCCAAAGAGCTCACGTGGCTCTACCAGCACTACAAGTGGATGCTGGGCACACCTGACCTAGGCCCTTACGTCATCGGGAAGGTGAGGCTATGGGGCCACGTGATCGTTGCAACTGATGGGTACCGTGCAGAGTGGGCTGAGCCATACCTGCTATACTACACCAAGCAGTACTACGACAAGATCCGGAAGGCCGCCCTACTATATAGCACCCTACTAGAACCCCTGGCACCGCCTGACCTGGGACCGAGCGAAGAGGAGCTGCGCAGAGCCCGTGCAGAAGCCATGCGCGAGCGTCGTGCAGAGACAAGAGCACTCAACGCTGCCATCATAGCCGAACTGCAACGCAGACGTCAAGCCAGAGCTAAGGAGACCGACTAAATGCTTAGAGTAGAGAAGACACGTAACCGTGTGTGGATTACACCTACAGGCAACATACGGGTACGCCTGACCAACAACGAAGAACGGTACGAGGTCTTCACAGTCAGTGAGGCACTGCTCATGGTGCACCGACTGCTGACTGGCGTACTGAAGGCACGCAAGTAATGACGTCTAAGATGGAGGATGTGGCAGCTGACATCCTGCGCGCAATGAAGCTACACGGCTTCACTATGCTCAGGGTCACTAAGCATGGCACCCTCTACGGCCTGGACCGCTTCCGCATGACGTTGCCCAACAACCCCAGGGACGAAGGGCACAATAGCGGCGGCAACAACCTCATCAAGCGGTGGGAAGAAGTCAAGTCCGAGGCATACGGTGCCATACCTGGCCTGAAGCAGAAAGTCCTAGAGCGTGCAGCAGACAACGTAGAAGTAGCCACCAACAACCTTCAACCGTTTCAACCCCTAGAAGTAGAAACACCCAAACCCAAGCCACCACAGCCACGTGAGCCAGAGACCAAGCCACGCTTCGCACCGTGGACCTGTCCCAAGTGCCACCGCACATACAAGCACAAGGGCAGGCATGCAGACGCGTGTGCCAGAGGAGGATCGAAGCGTCCATACGCAGCCCAGCGGTCAGCCCTCGAACTCATCGACGACCTGCAGAAGGCAGTCGCCAAGTTAGTCGAAGAGCGTGACACTGCCGTGCAACGGTTAGCTAACGTGAGGAGACACCTTGCGTGACACAGTCCTCGCCTTTGTAACTGCCCTACTGGCAGCGCTAGGTATAATCATAATACTCAACCTGATAACGCCATAGGGAGAAGCTGTTGGAGATAAAGCAAGTCCCCCTCACCGAAGAGATGCTCTCGGGACGATCAACTCGTGGCAGCAAGCCACACGCCGACACTGCAGTGTTTGCCAAGGCCATTCGGGAGGGCACAGCAGTTCAGATCACAGGCGCTCCCACTGACACCAAAGAGCTCAGGCGCCTGTACTACAAGCTGGCGCAGCAAGCGTACCGAATGGAACATCACTTTCACTGGGTCAAAGACCTGCAGACCAACACCATCACCATATGGGCAACCAAGAGGGAGGACAGCAACGATGCGCAAGTACACCCTATATTGTCCCGTCGTCGTAGGCCCCGACCGAGAGTCGTGTAGTTCAGAAATCACTGTACATGCCTCACCCGGTCACCGTGCCACACACTGGGATCCGCCCGAGCCGCCAGAGATAGACGTGACCCACTGTGACTGCGACCACATCAGGGACCTACAGTCAGGCGACTACGACGACAACATGTTCGACCAGATAGCCGAACAAGAAGACGACGATCACACG